ATTGCACACTCAATTGCTGTGGAATCCACCGTGCTGATCGATTGATCACTATTGATCGTCCAGGTACAGGTCTAGGATTGGGCACAGTCAACCAGGCAGTATTGCGCAGTCGAGTTTGGGTTTCACGATCCAATATCTTAAAACAGGCAGAGTAAATGTCTACATAGTTTCCTGGATGTCCTACAAATGGTGCCCGGAATCGGTCTAGATTATGCGTAATTTCTCGCTCATTGGAAAAAGCATCAAACACTGTGATATATTCCTGTGCTTGCATGAACCTCTGCATGAAGTTGTAATCATCGGAGGTCAGTCTGCCTCGATGGAATGGATTTGGCGGACTACCGTAGTAATGATGCCCGATCCAATCAATTTGATCAAGGTGTAGGTAAAATTCTCCGCCACCTGTGTGTTTAACTATGGGCAGACTATAGATCAAGTCTCCAAAAGCGCCAGAATGTTTATATCTATTCATAATAGTCCTATATTAACATTATTTACAAAGCACCGCAAGTGGCCTACAGGTTTGTGACTAAATACAGAAAAGGTAAAATAACCCATGACCATACTGAACATCACCAATACCGCAACTGTTTATGCTTCTGGACCCGATACTCGCAAGCCCGGATATAATGACTTAAGAACTGCGGTAACTGATATCTTTGGAGCAACTTCTACAGGGTACGGGTATAAAAATCCAGCATCATCAACTGTGTCTCAGGGCGGAATTATTTGCGCAGTTGAATGGAATAATTTACTCTCAGATCTCAACCTAATATGGCTACATCAAAATAATTCTTCGTTTACACCTACCGGTACTGTGCCAGCAACCGGAGGACTAGTTTCTTCTACCTGGGCTAACAGTTTGGTCACTGCGATAAATCTTGCCGATAGTAAAAGATACGCCAAAGCCGCAACTGGTCAGTTCACTACAGCCCCCGCAATATCTAGTACGTTTCCTGCCACAGGAACATGGGGTGCAACTATACAGCACCAAGTTACCTTAACATGGCCTAGCGATTTAGAGGCCAATTATTTCTTTAATCTAGGTGGCCAAATCACGTTTGATCTAACCTATCCGGCAGGATCATACACTGGGGATAATGCTGTCTGGACTGCGTTGATCGATGGATGGCGAACAGAAATACTTTCGTTAGTTTATGGTCGAACAAAATTTCAAACAGGTGGCACAGCACCTTTGTTCTCTCGAGGGACAACAAATGCAATCACTATCACTGTGGTCAAAACATCGGCTAGAGTGCTTACGATCACCACTGCATTGGTCAATGCAGGGGCAGGAACAAATCTTCGTATCACAAATTATTTTAATCATGAATACTCTACAGGAGCATTTACTGCTCCGAGGCCCAATATTGTTTCACTGGCTACTTTAGGAGACACCTATACTCCTGTGTTTGTTGCACGTAAGACTCTGCGAGTGACTACTCCAACAACATATTCATTTCAAGCCGCACAGACCAGTGCTCCGCAGACCATTTATCTAAACAATGATGGAACTGTAAATCTTACTATTACAGGAATCGTATTCAATGACGACCCCAGTGCTACCTCAGTGGTGACATCTGGGCTTGGATTTCCGGCAGTAATTAGTTCAGGAACCAACAGATCATTTAATCTAGCCTACACAGGCACCAACCCCGGCAGTTACGCTAGTTCATTTACCATTAACTCTGACAATGATGCTGGAATAGTCACAGTTCCAACAGCACAAACAATTACTGCCATACCATTTAGTTTTACAGTAAATCCCTCTTCAGTATCTATTACTAAAACAGATAGAACAGAATATCGTCAAAAACTTAATATAATACCCGCCAATGGAAGTTATTCTTCATATGTTCCTAGTTTCTCCGGCGGCGCTACCGGATATACTTTGGATTCTACACCTCCAGATGGTCCTATTGTTATTTTTACACCCGGTATGCTGACTGCCAACACCTATGCAACCACAGTTAGAATCACAGTTAACGGAATCTTTGTCGATGTTCCTATTAGTATAAATCTTACTGCCGCATTAGATCAAAATTTAGGAACTTGGGTAAGCGCACTGGCCTACGATAATTCTGTAGTTGGCATGAGCTATGATATCATAGGTGGTAATAGATATCTAACCATAGGAGTCGGTATGGGAGCAGACGGTAGTACGGCAATAGCCAGTAACGGACCTTCTTATGTGTCTACTGCTATGCAGAACTTAGGAATTAACGCCGACCCTAACTTTTTATCTGGCCCTATAATGTATAAAGTTGATGACCGATATTGGACACAATTTCTAAGAACTTATGGAGCATGGCCAAATACTACCGGCACCCCAATTAATACCTATGTAGATCGAATTTTTACTTTCACCGCGGCCGCAGGAACATACAACTATGAATGCAGTTTTGACAATTCGGGATATTTTGAAGTAGACGGTGTGTTAGTCGGAGATATGCGAGGATACGGAGAATCATGGAGAACCAGCATATCGGGAACATTTGAAATAACTTCAAGTGGATCCCATGCAGTTACTATCCATGCTATCAACGCAGGCGGCCCGGGTGCGATGGGAGTACGAATAACTGACTCCGGCGGCGGCGAAGTATGGAGCACATTAACTCCTATTAGATCTAGTCCAGCATACCTATATTGGCAAGAGGTCTACAGATTTCCTATCAAAGCCAGGGGAGTATGGTGGCAGTATGCTAAAGAAGAACTCAACAGCTATTACTATTGTGTTAAAGACACTGCGGCCTTAGAAGGTCAATATCGGTGGGGCGATTATTTTGGGCAAGCAAGTACTGGGCAGACTAGATCTATGTTTATAGTCACTGACGAAACAGGTAACGGAAACTTACAAATCGCAATGACTTCTATAGAAACATACTCGGGATATGATAGTATTAGCCAAACTCTGCATAATTTAGCAGAAGCCTTCTTTTATTATTCATCTAGCCAATGGTATGGTAACACTAGGTATTCACAATTAAATAATGGACCAGTTGGCGATGGAAGTCAGACTCTTAAATTTGTAGGGTTTGATCAAGCAGGCGCTGTGCAGACTATATTGGCTCCGTTTCCTAGTGGTGGCGGCAGTGGCGGTGAGAACACATTCAGCACCGGGTCTAGCGTTTAAGAATGCATTTCTTTTATCAACGAGGCAGGGTCACTACCTCAGTTCCTTGGGTCAGACCTGATCCTAACAAAATATCCAAGTTTGTTAAAATTGCCCTTCCGTTAATTGCTCAAAGAAATTTACAAGGATGGGCGGCTGGCGCTTGCCTGTTTGACACAAACACAACCTGGGACTTTGACGTTTGGTTTACCGGCTCTATTGATGATCTCCAGAGCTTTGAAAATTTCATGCATGACCTATATCACATTGCTTTGAACAACTGCAATCTACTCATAGATCTAAAATGGGTCGCTGATGTAAAAAATGTTCAACATGATCCAGCCCTGGGTTATGTTCACCGGTCTGTAGAATTTATTGAGATTGGATATGGAAAGAAAACTGGAACCAGCAGTGACTTTGAACTGGACCAACGGCTGGTTACCAAATATTATACTCCTATTACTGAATGGCTGGTAAAAGGTAACTTTGCCGACAGACCGATTCCTTCAACTCACATTCATAAAATTCAACCAGACGGGCAATTTAAAACTATTAGGCTTCAGGAATACATTAACTAGGGCCTACTCTGTGATAATTAGTGTTATGCACAATATCTACAGAGTAAATCCGGAAGAAGTACAATCAGTAAAGTGGATGGGAGATCCTATCCAGTATGATCTTGAACTGTTCAAATTAGGTCAAGATGCTGATGAGTTTGTAGTTGTGAACCCCAATGTCGTAATTGATATAGACAGACTTGCCCAAAAATTACCCAATACCAACCGATGCGTCGTGTGGAAATGCAAAGACCAGTGGGTAGCTAAAAAATTTAAAAACAACTGGCTTCCGGAGTATGGATATCTTGATATCGAGATCCCTCCGTCTCTATTAGGAGTGAAGATATCTTGGTCTAAAAATCCAGACTTAGACCCACTAATGACTTTTGAAGATGATCCCTTTGAAACCTATGTACCAGAGCTTACTGACTGTTATTACGAGTTGGTATGGCATATTGACCACAGGTTTAATCCAGATACTAGCGAAGTCTGGGCTATACGATGTAAACCTGTGGGAACTGAACCGTTGGGTGTTAAAGATATGGGATATCTAATACCCGAAGTTAAATTTGAATTTAATCCAGAACTTCCTAATTTAAATCTAAACATTGATGATTTGTGTCCTGCCTATTATGATCTAGCTCACGAGTGTGTTTGGAAGTTAGATCACAAACATGCACCTTTTGAGGATGTATGGGTAGTAAAAGTGATACCTAAGTACAGACCTCGCGGAGAGTTATTATGGTTAGGAACTATTACTCCGGAATTTGATATAATCTATAATAAAAGTATTCCTGAAGTAGCGTATGATATTGATTATAATATTCCTTGGAGAGATTTCAAATACGAACACATGTGGCTTTTAGACAAACGCCATTGCCCTGATTATAAAGAACACATGTGGGCATTCAAAATTAAAACTACCGATAAACCAGAAGGTATTAAAAACATGGGTGAAATCAGCCCAACGTTGACTATAGAATATAACCCAGAGTTGCCCACTATGGACTATGGCGTAGATTATATAATACCATTCTATGATTTTAAGTATGAACATATGTGGATGTTAGACGACAAGCACACTGTCAATCTATCAGAAAAAATTTGGGCATTTAAAATTTCTTGTTCGGATAGTACAAAGGGAACTAAAATTATGGGGCAGGCAAATCCCACCTACACAATAGAATATAATCCAGATCTGCCTGATTTAAGTTACGATGTTGATCATACGGTTCCTTACCACGATCTTGCGTTTGAACATGTTTGGATGCTGGATAAAAAACACACAGTTAATCTATCAGAAGAAATTTGGGCATTTAAGAGTGCCTATACCGATCAATTAGTGGGTACTAAAACTGTAGGTGAGATTAGTCCTAGATTAACCTACAGTTTAAACAACAAAGTATTGCCTAAATTACAGTATGACATTGAGTATGATATACAATATCATGATTTAGAATACAGTCACGTTTGGATGTTGGACAAAAAACATTGTGTAAACTCTCCAAAAGATATCTGGGCTGTCAAAGTTTCGGCAGTGGCAAAACCTATCGAAACTAAGATCGTAGGAGATATTTCTCCTTTGATGCACATAGAATACAACCCTGAGCTAGAAGGTTTTGATTTTTCTGGCATAGAACACAACATACAATATCACGACTTTGACTATACTAATGTATGGATGTTGGATAACGATTATAGCTCTAATTTTGATATCTGGGCCATGAAGATTGATTTTGTTAAAAAACCTAAAGGATACAAAGACCTAGGACATATAACTCCATCTAGTGCATTGGTATTCAACAAAGATATTAAAGACTTAAAAATTGATATTGATTACAAGATTCCCTACCACGACAGAGAATATGTTCACGTATGGTATTTGGATTCTCAATATGCTAACGGTCAAAGGATTTGGGCGGCCAAAATGCAGGCCATTATCGATGCGCATGGTGAAAAAGACATGGGCATTGTTACCCCGGAAATACCAGATTACCTAGATGTAATCTTTATCAGCTACCACGAAGAAAACGCAGAAGAAAATTGGCAACGAGTTTTAGAAAAAGCACCATGGGCCAAACGTATTGACGGAGTCAAGGGTATATTTGAAGCACACAAAGCCGCGGCCAACTTGTCATTTACTGACATGTTTTACGTTGTTGACGGTGATGCATATCTAACAGATGATTGGCATTTTAATTTCCAACCAGGATTGTTTGATAGAGATTGTGCCTACGTATGGAGTGCAAAAAATCCTATTAATGATTTGACTTACGGATACGGCGGTGTTAAACTGTTTGCTAAGAAGCAATTCTCAAAGGTAAAGAAATGGTCTACGCTAGACATGACCACAGGTATCATGCCCAAACTCAAAATAATGAGCAAGGTCAGTAATATTACCGCATTCAATACAGATGAATTTTCTACATGGAGATCTGCTTTTAGAGAATGTGTAAAGTTAAAAAATAATATGATCAAATTCCCTGCTAATCCTGAACACAGGATACGGTTTGACAAATGGAAAAAACCAGGGCTGGATAGAGAATTTGGGCAAATGGCCGTGACCGCGGCGATACAAGCTGAACAGTTTGTATTAGAGTCATCCGCAGACGAGTTGTTAAAAATTAATGATATGGAATGGCTAAAAGAAAGATTCGATACGCTGTACCCAAAAAAGGAAAAGAATGTCAGAAACAAATTATAATAAAATTAAAAAGGTAATGCCCATCATCAATGAGCTGAGTCCTACATTCTGTTTGGCCAAATGGCATCATGTGACATTATATCTCCAGACTGGCGAAACTCATAGTTGTTATCATCCTGCACCGCATTCTATCAGTCTAAAAGAAATTAAAAAGAATCCCAGTGCTCTGCATAACACCAGCCTTAAAAAAGTTGAACGCAAAGAAATGCTAGAGGGTGTACAAACAGCCGGATGTAGATACTGCTGGAACATTGAAAACATGGGTCCTGACTATGTTAGCGATCGACACATTAAAAGTTCTAGTATCTACACCGAGGAAAGACTTAATGAGATCAAACAGGCTCCTTGGGACTTTAATATTAATCCAGAATACGTAGAAATTAGTTTCGGTAACGAGTGTAATTTTAAATGTGGGTATTGTCATCCCAAAGCCAGCAGTCGCTACTATAATGAAATCAAACAGTTTGGGCCAGTGACCTCTGTGCAGAATCATCGATGCGATATTGACTACCTTGATCTGTACGAACGCGAAGAAGACAACCCCTATGTTGATGCATGGTGGAAGTGGTGGCCCGAAATGCGCAAGACCTTGACTATTCTGCGCATTACTGGTGGTGAGCCGTTAATGCACACCAGTACATGGAAACTATTGAAGAGTCTTAAAGAAGAGCCAATGCCTGCTCTTGAACTTAACATCAACAGCAACCTAGGAGTTAAACCTGCCCTAGTTGACAAAATGATTGCAGAGGTTAATCACCTAACTGAAAACAACGGTATCAAGAGATTCAAGTTGTTCACCAGCATTGACACATGGGGCCCCCGTGCAGAATATATTCGCACAGGGCTGGATTTGTCTATTTGGGAACGCAACTTGGATGCTTACCTTACTCGGACAGGACAGCCTATCAGCTTCATGATTACATTTAATATCTTAAGTGTGACTACCTTTAGAAGTCTTTTGGAGAAGATACTCGAATGGCGTGCCAAGTACAATCCATACAATAAAACTGACCAGCCGCAGATGATTCGATTTGATACTCCATATCTTAAAGAACCCCTGCAGTACGACATGAACATCCTGCCCAAGGACCAATTTATGATGTACATGCATGATGCCCTACAGTTTATGGAAGACAATACCGACGATGGTAACATCAACAAGTTTGGTCGTACTGAATATGAAAAGTTCCGTCGGGTAGTTGACTATATGGAAAACACAGAATATACCGAAGAAACACTCGAAGAAGGTCGTAAAGATTTTTACAATTGGTTTAACGAATTAGACAATCGTAGAGATACTAATTTTGTAGAGACCTTCCCAGAGTTTGAAAACTTTTATACAGAATGTGAGATGTTAAATGGATAAAGATTTTTTATTGAACGAAAGCAAGGTCTTTTGCCTTGCTCCTTGGACACACATCCATACCTCGCCTGTAGGATGGGCTTATCCATGTTGCATTGCTAAAAATTCTGTAGGAAATTCACTGCACAACACTTTAGGAGAATTAGTAAATTCGCCTGATATGAAACAGCTACGAGTAGATATGCTAAATGAAAAGTACAACTCTACTTGCGATACCTGCCATCAACATGAAAAGCAAGGTGGTCAATCAAGCCGTGCTGAATATGCTAGAAATTTTACCAAAAGTTTTGATGAAGTGATGGCCGATACCAGAGAAGATGGACATCTTGATAATTTTAAGATGCGATATTTTGATATACGTTTTAATAACATATGCAATTTTAAATGCAGGACCTGCAATGCGGCCTTCAGTAGTCAATGGGAACAAGAAGATATTAAACGCAACATGCCCTTTGCTAAGATCTATCCTAAAAACAATAGACCCGAAATGATGCAGGAGTTAATTCAGCAGGTTCCTAATATGGAAACTGCTTACTTTGCAGGCGGCGAACCTTTGATTACCGAAGAGCATTACATAATGTTAGAAGAAATGATCAGGCAGGGCAAAACAGATATTTGGCTTCGTTACAACACTAATGTCAGCAATCTAAAATTTAAAAATAAAGATATTCTTGACCTTTGGTCAAGATTTAAACGACCCATTGATCTTTGGGCCAGTGTTGACCACTATGGAGAACGGGCAGAATATATACGACACGGAACTGATTGGGGCGCTGTTGAATCTAACTTATTCAAATTAAAAAATGTTCCATATGTTAGGCTATCTATAAACACTGTGGTCAGTATTTTCAACTACGTAACACTGAAAGACTTTTACAAATACCTGATTGATAAGAAGATCTATGCACCATCAGGTCCTGCATTCAGTGCTTACAACATGTCATCTCCTGAACATTTTACCGCGTTGGCATTGCCGGTAGAACTAAAACAACAGGGTGAACAACATATGTTAGAACTTATAGACTACATGACCAAATGTAATTTCACCGAACATAAACTTAGTATTTTAAAGTCTAATGTCAATTGGGTTAATTCTAGCAATACCTGGGAACAGTATAAAACTCAGTTCCAACAAGAAGTTAAAGAAATTGACGCAGTTAGAGGCGAAGACTTTGTTAAAGTATTTCCCGAACTAGTAACCCTAATGGAATAATATGACCAAAGAATATCATCTAAAAGAAAGTAAAGTGTTTTGTATGTTTCCTTGGTTGCATCTTAATGTAACGCCGAGGGGAGATATCTATCCCTGTTGCAGTAACAACTACTCTACACCCTACGGCAATACCAAAGAAATTAGTTTGAAAGAAGCGTTTAATCTAGATCAAATGAAAGAACTTAGATTGAACATGCTTAATGATAAGCCTAGCAAGATCTGTGAGTTTTGTTACAAGCATGAAGAAGCAGGTCCGCACAGTTTTAGAAATTACAGCAAGGATCACTTTGCCAAATACTATGACGACCTTATTCCTCTCACAGAGGAAGACGGCACCGTAGATGATTTTAAGATGCGATACTTTGACATACGGTTCAGCAACATCTGTAACTTCAAATGTAGGACATGCGGTGCAGAGTTTAGCAGTCAATGGTCTGCTGAAAACCGTCACTGGGATAAGACACATCCGATCATTATGCATGCCGATGATAACAAAGGTAATCTACTTGATGAAGTGTTAGAACATATTGATCATATTGATTTGGCTTACTTTGCAGGCGGAGAACCATTGATCACAGACGAGCACTATGTTATGCTAGAAGAAATGATTCGCCGAGGCAAAACAGATATTGTGCTCAGATACAATACTAATGCCAGCAATATCAAATATAAGAAGCACGATATACTGGCCCTGTGGAAACACTTTAAAAAGATCGAACTCAGTTGCAGTGTTGATCATTACGGAGAACGTGCCGAATGGATCAGGCATGGAACAGATTGGGGCAAGGTGGAAAGTAATTTAATTACATTACGAGATTTAGATTATGTAAGTTTTCAAATTAACACAGTGTTTAGTATATTCAACTACCTCACACTTCCGGAGTTCTATACCTATATGAAAGATAAGAATCTTATACGCAGTGATGATTGGTACAACAGTTTATACCTTGCTGTTCACCCCAAACATTATAGTGCTAAGAATCTGCCACGCGAACTCAAAGATATTGCTCGTGCAAAATCTCAAAAGTTCTGTCAAGGAAACGGAAACGGATATCCGGGATTGACCAAACTGGTAACAGACGCTATAAATTTTGCTGAAGAGTCCGATACATGGCAAGACAGCAAAGAAGAATTCTTTAAACATACTCTGTCAATTGACAAACTGAGGAATGAAAGTTTCTTCAACACATTTCCAGAATTACAAAAATTACCTATATTATGACCGCAGAAATTAATCAAGAAATTTTTAAAAATAAAGTATTCTGTATCTTACCCTGGGTACATTTTCATGCATTGCCTAACAAAAAGGTACTGCCCTGTTGCATGGCTGAATCAAGTCTGCCAGTGAGTACCACTGACAGCGAAAGTCTACTGTCAATGATGAACTCTGAAGATTATAAAAAGCTTCGATTAGACATGCTTAACGATCGACCAAATCCTATCTGTAATAGATGCTATGATGTAGAAAAGATGGGCACTTGGAGCCTGCGCCAAAGTCACAACACTGTTCGTGGCTCTAAGAATATTGATCTAATCAAAGATACCAACGAAGATGGCAGTATCGACGAGTTTAAACTACAGTACATG